CCAATCCCGTGGGAATGCATGAGCAGGGGTCCTGTGGTCGAACAGATAACAGAGGTATCCAAGAGGTCTCTCCAGTGCTCTGCGATTGGTTAGCGTTGAGTTGCTCCGCGAACTGTTAGCATCATTGGCTGTAGAATGAGGGGAAGTATGTTACTGCCTAGAGCTCAGGGACGTTGTTCATGTAGTACCTGGAGGAGGTCGTTTGGAGTAGTAAATGGAAGCCGTAGCCCGATGATAAACTGGGCACCCCACCTTGAGCGGTGAAAACTCAAGTAAATAAATAAGCCTCTAATAAAATACTCATTGGGGTCGATCGTTAGAGGCATTGTGCCTCGGGAGGCCCGGTCCGGACAGCCGGGGTTACCTCTTAGTTGACTGAGTGAATCCATTACCTGACGGGTAATCTTTTATCTTCTACTATCCTTTCACATACGGCAATTTGAACAAAAATCAAGCATTATTGTTCAAATTATGTCCACAATTCAAGGTATTGTTAGCGCGCTGAGTGGCGAGGATGAAGTTGTTAGTGTGAATGTTGATGAACAATTGCAATGGGATGATATGCAAGTGCAGAGTGATAAGGAAAGTTGTTTGGACCTCTGGGCAGAAGATGAAGCTGAGTTGGAGTGGGCCTATGAGGAGAATTTTTGGTCAGCTGATCAAAAACGGAATGATCATTTTCGCACTTGTGTGTGGTCGGACCCAAATGCCACCTGTGGTCCTGACACGTGTGAATGTTGTTTTATTCGACCCGAAGGGCGGCAGGTATGGACATCCCGTGGACTGATTTCAGAGCCAGCGGATCCCCGTTGGAAAGACCGTCAGTCAGTTGGGAAACTTCAGACTGCAGCCAAGAAGGTTGGAAAGAACAGTGTGAGTGAGCATTATGCTAATAGGGTGCGTAAATTTAGGAAGAATATGAGTTTTGTGTGTGCGTATGTGTTGGAACACCCGGAACTGGGGCATCTCACCGAAGGTGATGTTGAAGCCTATATTTTGGCTGGAGCTCCTGGGCTAGGTTTTAATCATTGTTGTGTGTTTGGTTACCGTAATGGTAATGCGAGTGATTGTAGTTGGTGTCCATCCCTGGGTTGGGATCGCACACGTTTGTGTGCGGCTTCACGGTTCTGTTCTAGTTACCTTAGGTGGTCGCGAAAGGCAGAAACTTTGGAGTTGGGTCTGGTTGAAGAGACCATGGACAGTGAAAAGAAACGTGGCGCACGAAAGTATGATAAGGTTAAGGCTCAGCAGAAATATTTTGCTGGGAGAAGTACTATGAAACACGATCCTTACTGGAAATCACCATCTCAGGAGGAGGTCCTTCAGTGGTCCGTCTCGGAGCGTGCTTCAGAGTGCTTTCGAAAGGCGTGCAAGCTGCGTTTTAATAAGCAAGGTAAGAATGATGTGTGTAGTTTGAATGAGGCTGTGCAATGTATGTTTTTGTTTGAACCCCCGCTGTATGATAATAAGGGTTTGGGATGCCCGAAAGATCTTGATAGGCATCAAGTTGATGTGTTGAAAAGATTGGATGAGAAGACCAAATACCGACAACAACGTGGTTTTGGGAGCTTTCCCTGGAAGAGGGAGGACCCTAAGTTTGATGACACCTGGGTTGCCACATTTCAGTGTTTGGTTCGAAAGAATGCAAATTATATACAGCAGGGTTGTAGTGTGCTTGATGCGTATAAGAGATGTATGTATGATATATTTAGTGTAGATAGAGGTATGTGTGTTGTGAATAAAGAATATGAGTGGATGAGTGCCAGAGGTGTATTGAATTTTCTGGCAGCAGTGAAGCAGATTGGACTATATGATGGGGATGATTATCCCGAGGTGGTTCATGACGCTGTGAATGAATGTTTTCAGAGTTTTAAGTATGTGAATGAATGTGATGCCAGGACTGTTCAGAAGATTGAAGATGGTACTTGGATGCAGGATGAGGCATTGTCAGAAGCAGCCTCTGATGCTGGTAAAGTTTTGAGTTGGAGATTGAATTATATGCGGTCCATTATGGAACGCTTTCGTCTTCCTGGAAAGATTGATTACCATTTGATGTCACCTGAACATTTTTGGCCAAGTTGTGTGCATGAGTATGTGTGTAAATTTCGACGACCGGATCAAGCCAATAAGTGTACTCACTTGTATGGTAGATACTCGCCAACGTTTCTTCGGAAACTGCAGCTTGTAGACGTCACACATCTTGGAGTGTGTGAGGAGACCATGATGTCAGCTTCACTGGCACAAGCAGGTGAGAAATTATTGTGTGATGAGAAGGCTCGTGGAGGCATGAGTGATGTGATTGCTCAAGCAATGGACCCACATTTTGTGAAAATGACTGATTGTATAGAACAAATGGTTGGATTTGGGCGTAATGCTATGTTGGACAGTAAAGTTGTTATGGAGAAGACCAACAAGCTGATGGAATCCATGAATGGGTTCTTTGAGAAGATAAATCCAATTGTGTCACGTGTGGGGCCAATGATTGAAAGTGTGTGTGAGAAAGTTGATGCTACAGCTACTTGGGTTGAAATGTTTTTGAATAATTTGAAGAAGTTGGTTCCAGGTGCTGAGTCATTTGGTGGTTTGCCGAGTGAATGGTTGAATAATTTAGATGTTAAAAGTGTGTTGATGATTGTTGATAGTTATATAAGTTATGTTAATTGTAGTAGTAAGAGTGTGCGTGCGTATTGTATTATAAAGTGTTTGTATGCTTTGGGGCTGTTGCATAAAGTGGCAGATGCTTGCATTTGGGCATTTCAACAGGTAAAGGAGTATTTTGTCCAAGAGACTGATGATACTTCAACTGAGACCACCTGGTGGGAAATGCTAGCAACAGCGTTTGATAGTATAGATGTTAAGAAGGCAAGTTGGTTTGCTGGTATGTTTGTAGTGTTGTTGTGTGGGACTAAGATTCCATTTAAGTCGATGCATAAGATCGGCAAAGATATAATGAGTATGTTAACTAATATGCATTTTGTAGGTTTAGGTCTCTTTGGAGGCAAGCGTATATTTGAATATTTACATAGTATTTTAGTTTGTGTTGTAGATTGGATGCGTACTAATATATTTGCGCTTCCAGATAAGAAGAATGAAGATGTAGGTGTTGTGGCTAAGTGGGCTGCCCGGGTGAAATTTTTCATTTCTGAGGCCGGAATTAGAACCATGAAGTTGTCAAAAACTGCACTTGATGAAGCTGCAGATTTGTACCCACGTGGTGTGGAATATTACATCCGTTCACAGCGTGAGGAGTCCTGGATTGGACGAGATATGACACGTATGGTGGCCATGATGCTGAAGGATGCGTTGACCATTTCAAATGTGATACACCGGATAAAAACATATACAAATTTTAGACCAACAATGTTTCATATTCAGTTTGTAGGTAAGCCTGGTATAGGTAAGTCCACACTGACTACAGCTGTTATAGCTCACTTGAAAGAGGCACTTTTTCCATCTTTGCCAGATGATAATCTGGTGTATGCCCTTAATGATTGTGAGTATTTTGATGGCTACAATGGCCAAACATTTGTGGTAGGTGATGATTTGTGGAAATATAATGAAGCAAAACATGGGACAGCCATTATTGGACTGATAACAAATACACCAGTACAGCTTCCCCAATCTCATTTGGAGGATAAGGGGCAATATTTAGATTCAGAAATTATGATATCATCTGTCAATGATCCGTATTTTCGGTTCAAGGACGTGGTGGATCAAAATGCAATTTGGAGGCGTCGGCATGTTCTGGTGCATGTTGACATTGACCATGATGTTATGGACCCTTCCACGCATAAATTTGATATGGGTTTGTTTCAACAGAAATATAAAGGAAAATCCCCTAAGGAGTTTCCCCATTTAAAATTTAATATGTTAAAACCAGTGCCAAACCCCACTGATCCTTATGAAGTAGAGACAATAATAAATCCGGTATCACATATAACACCTGAAATGAAGTGTAGAGCTGGAGAGTATAAGGAGTGTGACCCCATGCCGAAGGGGTTTAGTAAGCCGTTGGTTGAACTTAATTTTGAGCAAGTGCTACAGAAATGTGAGAGTCGATACCGGGCAATGCGTGCTGAAGAGAAGACCATTCTTCCAAACCAGAAGAAAGCACTAATGGACCAGAATTGGGTTGAGATTGATGATGCGATTGATAGTGCTTTTGGGGGCAATCCACCGTCCCGGTTTCTTCAAGGTTTGTTTATGCCGCCTGAGGTAGATATGACTCCAGAGGAGCCTGCTCAGAATGAGGTTGAACAGCAATTGAGTGAATGTGTGTATGAAGTGTGTGTGCAACAAGAGTTTGGTAGTTTGAATGTAGGATATGACCAGCTGGAGCCTGATAATATTATGGGCGATACAGCAAGTCGTATTGGTTTGTGTGAGGAGACTATGGATGACGCACAGTCTTTTGTAACTGCCGATTCGGAGCCTGAGCTTAGTGCTGAGGCCGAGAGTCGGCGGAGGCAGAGGATTTTGCGACAACGTGGTCGGAATGAGCCACAGCCGCAGCAGCTTGATGAGCGCAATGATGATCCATCCACTGGATTGGTCACCATTGAAGGCAAGAGGTTTATGAAGATTTCGTCGTCTTATAAACCGGAAGACCAGATGTATAATCGCAGTCCGCAGGGTCCTTATTTTGAGGAATGGAAGAAACAAGGCAAAGATGGCGTGAATAACCTTGTAGGTTTTATACGCTGGCAAGCCAATCTTCGTACTGCTTATGAGTCGCTTGGAGACGAATCCATTGAAGCGATTCATGACTCACGACGTCTGAAAATACGACCATCAGACACTGTGAGTGCTGCGTTTGCACAACGGGCTAGTCGAATGCGTTGGGAGTTTTTGCGCCGCTGTCATGAAATTGATGGTCAGTGGTACTTTTCCCTCGATCATTTGGAAAGGGCAAGAATGTTGTCCGATCGAGTTTGGAACAAGCTGAACTCTCTTCAGAAAGAGAATTTGTTGCAGGATGCTGAGGCCAGAGGCTATAGTATGAATGATATGTTTGTGTATGAAAGTGAGAATGAAATTTGTAGTGTACATATTAGTAGTGTAGTGTTAGCTAATAGTGATGTATATGATCAATTTTGTTTGTTTTGTGATGAATTTAATAATGAACAACGACAGATTATGACAAATGCAACTAAGAATGTGATTCGACGATTTGGTAGACAGGTATGGCGGAAGATCGCCACTGAGAATGTGCGTACGTGGGTCAATGAGAAATTGGCCAAGATTCGACGTTTTGGAATGTGGTTTTGGGACACATTTATACGCAATGAGAGATGGGTTACCTCATGTGTGGCGGCCTTTATGGTCGTTGCCGTGGGTGCCCAGATTGGAGCGTTGTTTGTGCCCCAACCCGCATACGAGACTTCGAAGGTGTTGTTTAAGGCTCGCGAAAGCAGGCCTTTGCTTGGTAAGTTTACGGATGCACAGAGTACCGGTCAACAGGTAGAGAGTTTAATGCGAAGGAACTTGACTAAACTTAGTATTGAGGGCCGTACGTTTACCGGAGTTAAATCCGGTCAGTACATATACACTGTGAAGCATGCCCTTCGTAAGGTAATGCGTGAAAACCAGCCATTTGAACTAACCTTGCTACCTTCAGTATATAGTGTAGATGAGTGGACTGTCGTCGTGCAGCCCAAACAAGTAGCTATGGTTGAAAGTTCAGACTTTGCAGTGATATATTGCCCCAACCTACCATCAGCGAGATGTATAGACGAGTGGTTTGTACTTGATGCTGAACTTCAATCTCTTCGGGATGATGAGGTGGTGTTCATGTATATGGACTCACATGGGACCCCAGTGGTCATGATGAAGAAACCCAAGAGACTTGAAACATCTGTACATATGATTGCACGTGATGGCTATGAAGGCGTTCATAAGTGGATGATTAGTATGGAAGCGTTAGCTGTACCTGGCTCCTCTGGCGGACCAGTGATGACCTCAGGCAATGTGATTGGTGCTAGGAGAATTTTTGGACTGCAAAGTTTAAATAAGGATCCTTGGTCCTACGCCCAAGGTGTCTCTCAGGAGATGCTTCGTGAGGCGAAGGAGATGATCAAATATGATCGTACGCCAGTTATTGATGAGGGACCACTGTTCTGTGATGAGACAGTGCGGCCGAGCATGGAAGATTACGTTCAAGAACATCTGGACGTGGCAGGGTACGTTCCCACGAATTGTCGTGCTGGAGCATTTGGTGAAACAAAATTTGTTAAGACACCATTTGCAGAGGTTATAAAAACTGACCACGTACCCGCGATTTTGAGTAGACGCCACCCACGCGCGCGAGAGCTAGGACAACACCCCCTGGCCCACTCGATAAACAAGTTTGGACGGGATGTTATGACGAGCCTGCCTGAGCAGCATTTACAAAAGGCTGTGAGGGATGTGGCGCGATACATTTCGAACAAAATTGGTAACCCAAAATTGCGACTTATGGAGTTGGAGGAGATAGTCTTGGGACATGACCATCCTGGTAGTGGCCCAATGAACCTTTCAACTTCACCTGGCTTGCCATATACGTTGATGACCCGGAATGCAAAAGGCAAACGAACATGGGTAGATACAAACCCCGATGGCGAGATAGAAAAATTAGATGAAAGTGTTGTTCAGGAATTGATTGACACGGAAGAGGCAATGGCACATGGAGTTATTCCACCCTGCTCCATGTACGAATTTGCAAAAGATGAGCTTAGACCAAAAACAAAAGCTTATGGTGGATTGGATGCACCCATCAAGACTAGGTCGATTTCAGTTATGAATATGGTGCATGCGATGTTGTTTAGGCGATTTCACCTTGACCTGACATCTCACATGCATGTGAATGCTGATGGGGACTTCCAATCTTGTGTTGGAATCAATCCTGAGGGACCAGAATGGATGCGAATGTTTCAAAATTTAAGAAATAAAAGTGCTGTGAATTGTTTTGATTTAGATGTTGGCAATTGGGACGGACACTTCACTCCCCAACTCTTCTTTGCTGTTGTGAAGACAGTTAATAAAGTGTATGGGTGCGAGGAGGATTCTGAGGAGTCAAGTGTTCGTTACTCACTTGCCCACGCGGCACTGTTTGGGTATGATCAAATTGAGGATATGGTATTTAAGAAAATGCGAGGAATGCCATCTGGGTTTGGAGGTACCGCCATATATAATACAATTGGCCATATGTTAGTATTTTATGTATTTTGGTTGTTGTGTTGTGAAAGGCAGAATAAGCAGGCTTATGCCAACTTTAATGCCTATTTAGCTTTTGTTTGTGTATATTTTTATGGTGATGATGTGATTGCGAGTGTGAGTGAAGATGTATGTGAATGGTTTAATGTTAACACAGTTGCTGCACTGTATGAGGAGTTTGGTTGGCCAACAACTTCAGCCGCAAAGGGCTCCGGAATGGGAAGTGCAGACATTTTCTCAGTTCAGTTTTTGAAGAGAAAATTTGTGTTAGATGAGGAACTTGGGCAGCAGTGTGTGCATGGTCAAATTGACCAGAGTGTGATTAATAATTTGTTGGTTTGGATGAGACGGAACGCAAGGACCGTGGACAAACAGCAGATGATTGAGAATGTGCACAATGCTGCTCAATTTCAATTTGCCTATGGGCGGGATGCATATGCTGCATTCTTTAGGCAAGTAAATGAAGTGTTGAGTGAATTTGGTTATAGTAATTATTATATTGATTATGATGATATGCGTGATTGTATGCTTGTGGAGCGTTTTGGCATTATAAGCGCCTGAACGCACCTTAACCAACCCCGCTGTGGCGTAATGACGGCAAAGTAGGCCACCTCAGGTAATGCTGGTGGTTAACATCCGAAAAGCTGGGCTGCCCTCGGGAAAATGCTTTATTTGTGTGTGAGCGTGCCTTTTGGAAGTAGAGCTCTTTATAATAAGATGGCCTTCCATTGGGAATGAAAATAATAAAATGTTACACCCGAAATGGGTTAGTTTGTATTTAGTTTCATTTTTGTTAAGATTTTCCCCAACTTTTACACACAGCTTAGTCAGCTTGGAAACAAGATGGACGTGGAACGTGGAGAACAAGTACACGGTGAAGTGGATTATGAACAATGACCGGGACCTGCCGGTGTGTCAGTCAAGTGACACCAGAACGAAAACCAGGCGACGTAGTTTGTGATACCCCCAAGATTATTAACGTGACCTTAACGCGGTTGCGGCACTTATGCCCACCCTAATGGGAGATTAGTGTTGAGTTATTTATGCAATAGTAAAGTAGAGTCGTGGACCTGCCTTTGACTAGGTGTGGCAATAGCTTTGATGTTTTGATGACCTTGGAACAAAATTTAGGG